GTCTTCTCTTATGTCAGGTTCGGCAGGAAAAGCCTACGTCCTGAGTCGAATAAACGCTCTTTAGCGTGTAGTGTAGGATAGCTCCGCGGCCGCTTTCGCGCCCGGTTCTGCCTAACTTCACGAAGAAACTGTTTTCCGGTTAGATTCGTTCACCATCTTTACTCCTGAACTAGTCAGGGACCCAATGGCCCTACTCAGTGATATAGGAGGCAGCCCCCCGGGCATTACTGCCCGAAACCTGCACGCCTCCCTTTAACCCCACCAGGGGTGCCCCACTCTTCCGCCGTAGCGGCCGTACTGAAACGCAAGTACTTTAAGCACCGGTGTCCCGGTCAGCCAGGCTAAGAATTATAAGTAGTGGGGCTCCTTTCAGGTAACACCGCAAAGGGCCCGTGACATCCTCGTTCATTTTCAAGACGGATATACCGTCACCTCCGGTCGCCAACCACTACACACATGGCACGTTCATTCTTTCTTTTCAAGAGACCCCACTAAAGGGGGCGACCTCAGTTCCGGGCCGACGCAGTCCAAAGATGCGTAGGACGGTGGTGCGCAGTGATCTCTCGCTACAAGAAGCGAGTCGAAGATCGAGCGTACCTTCACGGTCTCCCTCGGCGGCTGGAGAAACGCACGAAGTACGGAGGACCACGAGGGAGGCGTAAGCCTCCAACGTGACCCCGGACAACGATCGTACTCGACAGTCGAGAACCGAGGGACAGGTTCCGCCCTCACCGAGCTCAGACGAAGACAGTCAAGGATCCGAGCACGCTCGAACCACTGACTGTAACGAAACGAGAACTTCCAAGCGGCAGTCTCGCGATCGTTGAGCTCAATAAGGGAACTCTCCACTTCCTCCTCAGGACACACAGTGCACAACGCGGCCGGAACAGCGTTATGACCAACGGTGACGTGAGGCACCTGCAAACCCTCTCCAACCGACGCCAACTTAAACATCCTAGCTAACCTGTACGCAAGCTTCCCGCGAAAGCCGAGCTCCACAAGGGTCAGACGAACTGACCTAAGGAGCGAGACGTAACGCTTGAAGAAGACGACACCCGCGCGAAACCTCTGTCGAGGTGTCGCCCCGGTTAGCCAGGAAGAAAAGTTGGTCGCCAGCGAATGCGGAAGTTCCTGAGGCTTCAAACGACCCCAACGCAACGTCTGGACGACCCGAAGGTCGACCCCGACGTAGCGCAGAAGGGTGGAGTTTAACGTGCCCACTTCCGCATCCACGGACGTCTTAGTCCGCTCCACTTCTAAACCAAGATCACCGACGACGGACATCCACGCATCAGAGGCCCTAGGGCCAGACTGAAACAGAATGTCGTCGCCGTTAATCAGGCAAGGAAGACTCCTACCCTTATCAGGCAGCCACCGAAAAGCCCAAAGGAAGGCAAATCGGTTCTGCAGGCAAAGAAGAGGGAAGGAGAGAAAGGAGCCCATCATCTGTCCTCTCTTAGGACGTACACCGTCCACTCCGTCACCGTAAATGAGGGGCCGTAAAGCCCTCATCGCAAGTGAACGCAAGTGTTCGGGTACCTCAGAAGCCAAGAGGATCTCTGACAGGATCACCTCGGCGACCTCGATGGACAAGCCATCGGTCGCAGACTTATAGTCGCCAGAGGTGAGGACCTCGCCATCCGTGCGTCGAAAACCCGCCCGAGAAAGAGTCTCGTCACAAACGTCTCCAACAGACAGCCATCTAAGCGCCCGAAGACGGTCATAGATGGAGTCGTGGAGAGGCTTCAACAAGAGGGACTCAGAAGTGAACTTCGTGAGAGGCCGTGGCTTACCAGCAGACTGGACCACCATCAACTCACACGCAAGATCACTGTCGAGCGGCTCATAGGGAGGCTGAGAATGTAAGCAAGTAGAAAGGAAGCGCTCATGAGAGAACTTCCAGTCATTGCACATCCCGCCGTGAGCCCGAGGGGAATCGACAGTCGAGGAGAGAGAGGGAGAGCACGAGAGGACGTTCTTCTCCCAGTACTTCTTAGACCACCCGCGCTGGAAGAGACGACGTGTCTCTGCGCGGACGTGGGCAAGATAGCCACGGGGAAGACGAACGGCTCCCGAGCGGAACCCGGAAACGACACCTTCCAAAAGAGGACGC